TGAAGTAGTTTCTGTTCCGCTTAAATACAAGACCCCCGTTAAGGTAGGGGACGTTCTTTATGTGCATCACCACGTGATGATGGATGACGCCAATCAACTTGAAAAGGGTAATTTTATGGTGCGGTACCATCCAGATGGCGGGTTCTCCACGCATTGCTATGCCTTTAAAAACGAAAATGGCATTCAGGTGCTTACCGACTGGGTTCTCGTGGAGCCCATACCACAGCCACACCACCTCAAAAGCTCTATCATAGAGCTGGTATCTCTAACCCCAGAGGCTAACCGCTACGGACGCATATACTGCGACTCGGAGGCGCTGGAGGAATTGGGTATTAAAAAAGGAGATATAGTATACTTTGCCAAAGATGCAGATTATGAAATGGAAATTGACGGAAAGAAGCTTTGGCGGATGAACGTAAATCACCTACTTGCTGTTGACTATGGCTACAAAGGATAAGTTTACCACCGTAGACGCCGCGCAGCGTCTTCTTGAGTCAATGGGTGTGGCAATCAATAATATGATTGAAGAAATAAAGAAGCCCGTTGACCCCGATATTAATGGCTCCGCCAGAAAAGCGGAATTGCAGTCAATAAAGCAAACTGCGGTAGACGCGCGTGAGCTAATCCAAGAGCGGCAAAGGCTTGAGGAGATGGTTAGAACCCTCACCGAGACCGGAGAGATTGAAGAGAAAAAAGACTTCAAGGGCGGGTTTGCAGAAAGAAACGCAAGGCGATAGATAATGTCTGGATTAAAAATAATAAAAGACAAAGAGGTAATTAACATTTGCCCCAACGACACGGAAGGGGATATTATTGAGATTGAGTCCCTGCTGATACAGCTTCCCAAGAAGCCGGAAAAGAAAAATATCTTATTCCATAACCTTAAGCCCAAAGACCAAAGATGGCAACGTCAGGAGATGCCAAAGGAGCTAAATCAGATTAAGAGTATGGACGACTGGTATGAGTCTCCGCGTGAGTTTCAGCTTAGATGGGGGTCGTACATCGAAGAGGAGTTCCGCCGCCGACGAGAAGGGGTTTGGTTTTACAACAACGGAATTGCGACATACATCACAAGCCACCACTATATGTTCCTCCAGTGGAGCAGCATAGACATTGGGTATCCAAGCTATCTTGACTTCCAGAGGAGGCTCTTCATTCACTTTGCGGCTTGCGAAGCAGACCCTCGTTGCCTTGGACAGATATATACCAAGTGCCGACGCTCTGGGTATACCAATATGAGTGCCGCCACACTGGTGGATGAAGGCTCTCAGGTGAAAGACAAACTGCTTGGCATTATGAGCAAAACAGGAGCCGACGCACAAGAGGCTGTCTTTGGCTCCAAGGTAATACCCATCTTTAAAAGATACCCGTTTTTCTTTGCCCCGGTAATTGACGGAACGACAAACCCGCGTATGGAGCTTGCGTTTCGTGAGCCGTCAAAAAGAATTACCAAAAACAATAAAACGGCAACCCGAGGAGAGGCATTGGATACCATCATCAACTGGAAGAATACAGTTATGAATGCCTATGACGGAAGCAAGGCCCATAGATTGTTTTTCGACGAAGCGGGAAAATACGAGAAAGGCATTGACATTCGTGAGATATGGCGCATCCACCGCACCTGTCTTATCGTTGGACGTAAGGTGATTGGGAAGGCAATGATTGGCTCTACCGTAAACCCCCTTGACAGAGGAGGCCGCGAGTTCAGAGGCCTTTATCACGACTCCGACCCAAATCAGAGAAACGAAAACGGGAGGACTAAAAGCGGTTTATATAAAATATTTATCCCAGCATACGAAGCCCTTGAAGGATTCTTTGACCAGTATGGGATGCCTATTATAGAAGACCCAGCGGTACCAATAATTACCGAGGACGGTACGTTCACATCAATCGGGGCAAGGACATTCTTGAAGAACGAACGCAAGGGCCAGCAGCATAACAGCTACGAGCTCAACGAGATTATTCGTCAGTTTCCCTTCACCGAAGATGAGGCGTTTCGAGACTCTACAAAAGCATCGCTGTTTAATATCACCAAGATTTATGAGCAGATTCAATACAACGATGAGCTGTTCCCTAACCCAGTGGTGATTGGTAACTTTTGTTGGGAGAACGGAGTTCAAGATACCAAGGTAATGTTTAAGCCAGACCCCAACGGAAGATGGCGCATCACGTGGATGCCACCTGTTGAGCTTAGAAACAAAATTCAGGTAGAGCGAAATCAGAAGGTTGCCCCTAACGACTTCCTTGGATGTGGCGGTGTTGACTCCTATGACCTCGACGCAACAACAGACGGACGCTCTTCAAAGGGCGCCTGCCACCTGATGACTAAGTTCAATATGCAGTACCCGTCGAATATGTTTGTGGCAGAGTACGCGTCGCGACCACCGCTGGCGAAAATATTCTATGAAGACGTTCTGATGGCTTCGGTATTTTATGGCTTTCCCCTATTGGTGGAGAACAACAAATATGGCATTGTACGATACTTTGAGTCAAGAGGATATGATGGATATTTAATGGCAAGGCCGGCACATCTCTCCTCTACCTCCGCGCACGTGACGGTAAAGACAAAGGGAATCCCATCCAACAGCCAAGACGTTATTCAGGCTCACGCTCAAGCAATTGAAGCATACATCTACCACCACGTGGGCTCTAACGACGAGAGTGGCCTGTTTGGAAAAATGTATTTCAACAGAACCCTTGAGGACTGGATTAACTTTAAGATTGACGACCGAACTAAGTTTGACTTAACAATATCCGCTGGCTTAGCGCTGATAGCCGCTCAGAAGGTGGCTCCAGAAAAGCCAAAAGCTAATTTTAACGATAAAGTGTTTTTTCGCAAGAGTCGAGAAATCAGACGTTAGATATATCTGTATATTTGCACAATAACGGATATTTTAATATGTCGGATTACAATTATGTGAGTAGCAACGTAAACTTCCCTGACCCATTGGCTAATCACGCCAAGAAAGTCACGAAAGAATACGGATTGCAGTACGCGAAAGGCGTATACTCTCAGTGGGGCGGAGTCAATACCACTGGGTCTTTATACAACATCCGTTGGAAGGAGTTTCAAATTAACAGGGACTACGCCAACGGCACACAAGACACGAACATATATAAGCAGATACTTACCTCCCTAGACCCAAACAACGGGGATGGAGCGCTTCTCTCTATTGACTGGTCACCGGTGCCAATCATTCCGAAGTTCGTTAAGATTGTAGTCAACAAAATACTTGGCACGGCACCCTTCCCTAACGTGGAGGCCATTGACCCAATATCACAGACGGAAAAGGATAGGGAGCGGGCAAAGATTAACGCCGCTATCAAAAACAAAGAAATGTTTGCAGAGGCAAAGCAGCTTGGACTAAAGACTGTTGTTGACCCAGACGCATTGCCCGAGACGACAGAAGAAGCTGAGATTTTCTTCGAAACTAGCATTAAAACGCAGGCAGAGATTGCCGCGCAGATTGCCACGCGCCTAACGCTAAACTGGAATGACTTCAACGAAAAGATTTATCGTAGAAACGTACAGGATTTAGTGGAGGTAGGGATGGCTGTCGTTAAGCGTAACAACGACCCAAACTACGGCATAAAGGAGGACTATGTTGACCCGGCGTATTTCATACATAGCATCACCGACGACCCGAACCTTAGCGACTGCACCTATATGGGGCACATTAGGAACGTGTCGATACAAGAGCTAAAGCGTATGGCTGGAAACCAATTCACCGAGGACCAGTACAAGCAAATGGCTAATAGCATCGTCAATAACTTTGGCAACAATCCAGATAAGCTGTCTGAGGCATACTACGACTCTTCTCTTGGTGTGTACCAGTACGGATACGACCAGTACACCGTCTCTATTCTTGAATTTGAATTTCTTAGCGTAGACGACATTGTTTTTGAGAAAAAAGAATCTAGGTTTGGAAACATAGGATTCTACTACAAGGGCTATGAATACAAAGCCCCATCTCAGTCTGTATATGACCGCGAGCCTGTCTATATGCAGAATGCCACTATTTATGGCGGTAAGTACATTGTGGGTACAGAATTCTTGTTTGACTACGGCCTAAAGAAAAACATCCCAAAAAACATTCACGACCTCAGCAGGGCTAGGTTCTCATACAGCGCCATCGCGGTAAACTTGCGCCGTATGATTCCTAAGAGCTTGGTGGGCAGCGTTATCACTTTTGCCGACCAAATTCAGATTACCCACCTAAAGCTTCAGCAGTCCATTGCCAAGGCTAAGCCTGACGGCTTAATCGTTGACATCGAGGGACTTGAGAACGTACAGCTTGGGCGAGGCGGAGAACTTCAGCCTCTTGAAATCCAAGACATCTACGAGCAGACGGGTGTGTTCTACTATCGCAGTAAGAACGCAGATGGCGGATTCCAAAATCCTCCAATCCGAACCCTCGAAAACGGAATCAGAAACATCAACGAGCTCATCACCATCTACAACCACGCTCTGCGTATGATTCGTGATGCTACGGGCATCAACGAGGTTATGGACGGAACAAGCCCCAAGGGGGAGCAGCTAGTTGGCGTTAGGGAGCAGGCAATGCAAGCATCTAACAACGCGCTGTACGACATTACCAACGCATCTATGGTGCTGTTCCGTAAGGTGTGCGAGGACATCGTTAAGTGTCTTCAAATCCTTCCCCCAGAGTCTGTTGTCTTTAAGGCATACGAGAACGCTGTGGGTATGGAGAATATGAAGGTGCTCTCTTCGTTTAAGGACTTGCCAATGTACAATTTCGGGGTAAGGGTGGTTACGGAGATGAACGACCGAGACCGTGCATACCTAGAGGCTAACATTCAGGCGGCCCTTTCTATTGGAGAGATTAATCTTGAGGACGCTATCGCTATCCGTCAGCTGCGTGATGTAGACCAAGCTGAAAGGCTGTTGGTGGTGCGTCGCAAGAAGCGCATCCGCGAGAAGCAAGAGCAGTCCTCTCAGAACTCTCAGATGCAGGCTCAGATGAACATTCAAACTGCGCAGGCTTCCTCTCAGGGCAAAATAGAAGAGCTTAACATTGGCAGCCAAGTTGAGCTTGTCAAGATTCAGGCAGATAAGAATGCTAAGCTTGAGCTTCTTGATAGGGAGTATGCTCTAAAGATGGAGTTGGAGAAGTTGAAGCTTGGGGTAGGCAGTATGCAGCAGCAGAGCGCCACCGCCCAGAAGGCGGAGCTAGAGACCGAGAAGGAAGATAGAAAGGATGAAAGAGTTAAGAAGCAAGCCATTGAACAGAGCAAGCTCATCTCTCAACGTAAAGGCGAGCGCCCCGAGCTTACCGAGGAGCAAGAAGATGATGTGATGAAAATTTTGCTTGGAGAATAATGTTATATTTGTAGAGAATTAGCGTTTTCTCTTTAACCTTTAACCTTTACCATTGTGAGCTATTCAAACATTACCAACCCAGCTAACTTCCAGCTTGCCGCTTTTGGGCAGAAAGGATTTCGCAAGATAACCAGCGCATCCACCCCCGTTGCGGGTGAGGAGTACCGAGTGGTGTACGCCCTTCAGGATTCAACAGTAAGCGTTGTTTCGGAAAGCGGAGACAGTCTAACGAGTCAAACTCTTTTAGCTGGAACTGCCGTTTATGGTTTATTCACTAGCGTAGCCTGTGCCTCTGGTTCAGTGCTAGCATACATAGCTTAAGAGATGCTCGGCCTTGGGATGCAGCTCTTCAATAGATTGGGCCAGTCCTTAAACACATACATTGAGGTGGTGTGGAATACCAGTATCCAAATTTGGAACACCTCTACAGACACTTGGAATACGTAATGGAAATGTGTTCTATCTATATGATTTCCAGCGGCGACAGCAAAAAGATATACATAGGTGTAACTAAAAAGCCCGTAGCCAAAAGATTGTCTGAGCACATCCAAGAGTCTAAGAATAAGATTGCGGAAAAGAAAAAGACAACATATAAGAATAATTGGATTAACTCAAAAATAGACAAGGGCTTAGAGGTAGAGGTGCATCAGATTGATTTAGTGCCAATCTCCGAGTTTTCGTTTTGGGAGCGTCATTATATATCTCTGTTTAAGAGTTGGGGATTTACGCTTATGAACCTCACCGGAGGCGGAGAGGGAATCTTTGGGTACAAATTCAACGAGGAGTCAAGGCTTAAGATATCAGTGTCTAAGTCTGTAGATGTCTATGAGGTTGACGAAAACTGCAATGTTTTAAATCACTTCAAATCAACTTCAGAAGCCGCAAGGTTCCACAACATAAGTAAAGGCTCACTTCGGAAACACTTGTCTGGAAAGAACAAGAGTTGTGCGTCTCGAGTATTCACTTATTCACTGGATTACTTAAATCCAAAAGAAATTAAGTCTATCTTTGCAACGATGGAATCAAGACACAAAAGGCCAGTAGTGCAGTACGACACCGATTGGAATTACATTTCGGAGTATGGCTCTATTTTTAGTGCCGCAAACAGCATAGGCTTGAAAAACGACTCCCACATAGGAGAGGCTTGCTTAGATAAAAACAAAACTTGCTACGGCTATCGCTGGGCTTTTAAACAATAGGATATGGGAACTGCACTAACAGGATTAGAGATTAAGGATACCTATGATGGTCTCGTAAAAATTACGGACAACGGGCCGATTAGCGGTACGGCTAAATTCTTATCTGATGGATTGGGTAATGATTCGGCTCTTGCTTTGGGACTCACTCAAGTGGGTATTG